CATCATCAGAGGCAAGATAAAACCAAGTCTCAATAGTAAAATCGCTCGTACCAAAATCAAATGAAGTGTGGTCAGCAATAGTTAAATCATCACCCGACCCATCAAAATACGTACTATACCCGCCGTGCCTATAAGGACTAAACGTACCTGCATGAGCATCGCCAACTACTGTTAGGTTGTTACCAGTGCTGGATCCTGTGTCATAGGTAATTGTTGAATTGCCGCCAGCCAATCCGTCAGTCGCCATGAGTAAGCTGGTATAGTGGCTATCGGCAATAACGAAAGCAATCTCAAAGGATATAGCACCTGTGTCTGAAGTGCCAGTTGATTGGCTATCAGTCGCCGTAAACGTAATAGTGAAATCGCCAGCAATAGTCGTTGTTTGGCGGGTAATGCGGTAGGTTATTGTATTAGTACCGCCACTGTTAGAATTTGCTGTTTGAACTGCAATAGATGCGAGAGTGTCGCCATTGCTGTTATTGATATTGCTGCCTGATAGAGTGCCATTACCACCCACAACATAAGACCATGTAACATCAAAGCCTTCTGGGTCAGTCGTTGAAAGTGTAATGTCAGTAGTCGCATTTTGTCCAATATCAGGATAACTAGCTGCCTGACCTGTTACTGCACTTGGCGATTCTTGAATAGTAGCAATCTTGCGCCATCCAGAAGCTGCACGAACATAGACTGTGTTGTTTGCCGTGACAAAAGCAAGGTCACCGTTTGCTGGGCTACTGGCATTCGTTAGATAAGTGTAACCGTTAGGTGTACCGTCTGTGCCGTTCAGATCATTATAGACAGTCATAGAACCGCCAGAAACCGACCCGAACTCAAGAGCCGTACCACCGCTGTTGACCACAAGAGTTTGGCCCGCCGTGCCTAATGAACTAGGCGTATCAGAGAGGTCAGTAATGGAATTAGGCTGACCATACTCAAGAACCTCAACAACATCACCTGCCGCTGCCCCTGAGTTAAGCGTTACTGTGTTTGTAGCTGCACTGGCGGTGTAGTCTTTGCTTGCCCCTTCTTCCAGCTTCACACCGTTCTGAAATACGGAAATATTTGCTGCGTTTGTGATGCCGCCACTGACAGGAAAGGCAGTCTGGTTTGCTGATGCCGAAAAGGTTGTCTCAGTGAGCGCAGACGTTGATGAACCCCCGCCGCCGCTAATAACTGGTGGAGTATAGCTAAACACACCAGACGTATTGTCATAGCTTAAAGTGCCTGAACCAGATGCAGTGTTCTGTGTGACAGACAGGTCAGTCAGGGCTATACCGCCGCCGCCAGAGGCTGCTTCCCATGTCATCCCACCAGTGTTACCAGAACGGGCAGTAAGCACATAGCCGTCTGTGGGAGTGTTGCTTACTTTAAGGTTTGCTTCATCTACAACATCATCTGCAATAACTGTTGCGCCATCACCTGTGGATGTTACTTCACCAGTGTGGTTGGGGTGTGTGTAGCTAGTGCCAGTAGCCCAGCTAAGATTTCCAGACCCATCTGTTTGAAGAAACTCAGAGGCATTACCATCAGTGTCAGGAAGGGTAAGGGTGTAGGTTGCACCAGCAGAATGTGGCGGTCCTTTAACAGTAATACCATGAGTGTTCTGCTCACAGTTAAGTACAAACTGCCCAGCGCCACGAGTAGAATTACCTTTTAGTACAACTTTACCAGAGCCATTAGGGTCAAGGTTAAGATTGCCATTTGAGGTTGTAACAACGCCAAACGGAGTAATTTGAGTTTGTACACTTCTATCAAATCTTGCAACTGTAATTTCAGTATCTGGGTTGGCAGCAGCACTACTATCGTTAAATGCGGCATCGTTTTGATTTGGATACTGACTTAAAATTAAGAACCGCCCAGCGACAACATAGTGACCATACAGATAAACGGTGCTACTATTTTGAGTAAACGAATATGTGTCTAGGTCAGTGGAAGATCCCGCAATACGGGCGCGGAAAACATCGGAACTTTCAGTGACCGTTACTTCGTCTGGTATCCAGTCATATAAATTACTGCTAACACCTGCCGCTTCCGCTGCTGCCGAAATTGCATTATCCAACTCAGACGTCCCAAGAAAGTAAGTCGTTCCTGGAAGGTTTGAACTTGCGGTAAATGTACCTGCGTTACTAACCGTTACGACAGTAGCGCCTGACCAATTTAAAGTTACATCACTGTAGTGAATATCGGTTGTAGAAGACCATTGGTCATTAGCGTTTTGTGAAATCACGTTACCGTAAAGGCGAAACGAAATCCCTGTAGAATTTACACTTAAATTGTAAACTCTATTTGCTAATTGGGCTACATATCCAGTTGAGGGGGTCAAGTTGGAATTGTGACCTCTGTTGTTGGTATAAAGATCTACATTAGTAGACGAAGTACTGTCAAATAGACCACTAGCTGTAGCACTGTAGTCTGGTTGTGTACCTGTAAATGAAACATTACCATAAGTAACATCTAAGTCATTGGCGAAACTAACTTTATTATTAGAATCTTCGTAAATAGCTTTAGATGCTGGAAGGGTAACAAATATGTCTTTAGTAGTAGTAGAACTCCAATTAACAGCAGCATTAGAGTTAGAGCTTTCAATAATAGTGGTTCTGGCAAGAGTTGTCCCTGATGCCGTATAAGTACCAATACCTACCTCATAGTCTGTACCATCAGTACAGGCATAGTAAGTGGTATTACCATCACCTACAACAGCAAATGACTGGAATCCATCTTTAGCACCATCTAAAGTATAAGAGCCAGATGTACCAGCAGCATTGCTAGTGGTTTCTTGTACGCGATCAGCGACAACTAATGCCATGTATCACCTATTATGCAAACTGAATGAAGCCGTTAGTTTCATCAAAGTTTACGGTAAAGCTGTCTCCACTGTTTAGGGTAATTGGAGATCCATAATTATAGAACCCAACCAAAGGATCTGCAGGAGATGTAACAGTATCATCGTAGATAACAATATACTGAAATGGACCTACAGTACCTGATGCTGTCATAGTCTTGTCTTGCAGCACTAGCTTATACGTTCCACTAGTTTGTGAAGATGAAGTTGTAGTTAGTGTAACACTATCAAGGTTTCCTGTGCTTACAGCAGACCCTGCTCCTGATGCAAATGTAATATCTGCAAGTACACTGTTACCAGCAGTGGGTGCAGTATTAGTGAGGGCAACCTTAAATGTGTCAGAACCTAAGTTTGCGCCTTCAACTGCAACCTCAACGAATGAGTTGAATTTATTAAAAGTTGCCATTATTTTACTCCTTATGCAATACGAATTATGGCGTTAGATGCGTCTGCTGTGGGAAACTCTATCGTAAAATCCCCGTTAATAGACTGCTTAGTACTCTGAAAAGATACTACAGCTATTGCCTTACCTGATTTAGATGAGTTGTAAATGATACACCCATCAGCAGAAACAGTTACAGATGACCATGTGGTATTGTCATAATCGACTGTAGCAGTAGAACCATCTAAAGTTATAGTTGCACCTCCTAGTGTATTACCACCAGAAAGATAATTAGAACCTACAACTTCGTCTGAATTATCTGTAACGTCTGAGTAGTTTGTTGTAGTTGCATCATATGTACCACTAGGGTTTGACTTTATTAATGCAACCTTTATGTCGTCAGAATCTAGATCATGTGTTGCACCTAGCAGTTCTGCTTTAAAGCTATTACATACTGCAGTAGTGATTGACATGTCTAGAACCTTTTGTTAGATACAATGGGGCCACCGAAGCAGCCCCAAAGTTTTTCACTAAGCAACGTTGTAAATTGCTGATACCAATCCTTCTGGACGAAGAATTTTTCTACCGTAGAGATGCATACCGCGAACAATGTCAGCGAATGAATCTGGGTCACGATATGTCTCAACCTTTGAGATTTGCTGTGCAGATGCAACAGCGGAATCGTGTCCTGCAACAATAACACCATAGTTAGTAGACTGTGGTGCTGCAGTAGAAGCGCCAGGGCCACTACCTTTTGCAGGAAGGTTATTTGACATGTAAACACGGAAGCCATGCAGTGAGTTAAGAACAAGACCATTCATAAGTCCTGATCCACCCCAATCAGCCTGAAGTACACGGCTGTCCTCGTCTTTCAGCATTTCCATGAATACTGGATCTACAACAATCCAACGACCACGAGTATCAACGTTCTGTACATCCATCAAACGTGCCATACGAGCTACGATTTGAAGTGGAGATACTGAAGTAGTTGACAGCCCTGTTGCGCCTGGCATACGTGGTGCTACAGGAATAGAGTCACCTGAAGCTTCACCAGTTACGCCTGTAAGCTGACCTGTAAAGTCAGTAGCGTCCATAGTGTGTGCCGCAAGAGTTTCTGCGCCTGAGTTGGCTCCTGAAGATGCTGCTGCTGTACCACTCGTAGTAGTAATCAGAGCACCTGCTGTTGTGTAACCAGACATGTACGACAACAAGTCTGCATCCATAGAATCTGCCATTTTATAAGCAGCACGGTCGGAAGCAAGGGACATGAAATCGTGATGTGCCTGTTGCTCTTCAATGTCATCAAGCTTGAAAGCAAAGTAGTTAGCTTTGTCAATTGTAAGCTGGAAGTCGTTGTCTACGAGATCTTGTGTTGAAATCGTAGTACCACGAAGAAGGGCATTTACAGTGATGTCAGGCTCTTTAAGGATTCTGACGGTATCACCTTGGTTGGCAATCTCCCCAAAGTATTCTGAGTTTGTGATTGCCTGTGCAACAGAAGCTTTACGGAAAGCAATCTGTGCTTGTTTTGAATAAATGACGCTAGAAAATACGCCATTGTTCAGGTTTGTATAACCTGAATCTTTTCCAAATGCAGCCATGATATTTACTCCTTATAGATATGACTGTTAATTTTTCATATCCACAATAGAGGCCAACGCCCTGTGAGTAGCTTATAGTCCAATATGCCTACTGAAGTATAAGGGTCACATTCTTTTGGGTAGTCTTTAGTGGCTATTACATAATAAGTTATATCACATACTTCGATAATGTCAAGCATTATCTTGAAAGATCATAGATAAACTTACCAGATTTTTGAGCTTCTAAGATTTCTTCTGCACGTTTTTCGTACTCTTTTAAGCTCATCTTAGCTACTGCTGATTCAGTCAGATAGCTATTCGTTTCGTCTGCTTCTACTGCAGCACGTTTTCTTGACTTAATGGAAGATGCAGCAGCCTTATCTGACGATACTTTTGGCTTTACTGTCTCTATACCTTTTTCTAATTTATACCTATCTAGTACTACTGCTACCGATTTAGCATCTTCTGCATTATCATAAAGAGCATCTTGTATTACTTTAGGCTGTGTTTTAACCCAATCGTGAAAAGAATTATCCTTACGTATAGTTTCGAAGTCAGGATGCATAGCAAACAATTCAGCTTCTGCTTTCTCTCGTTTGGCCTGTGTACGCATCTCTTCTATTTCTAGTAGCCTTGCATCTAGTGAGGCGGCTTTTTCATTAGCCTTACTTTCTGCAATAGCTTCAACAATACCTGCGACATCAGGATATTTCCTAGACCATGCTTCAATTTCTTCAGCAGACTTAGGCAGAACAAGTTCATTCTTTGCAGCCTTGTCCAGTTGTTTAGAAAGCTTTTCATATTTCTCTTCCCACTCTTTCTCTTTATCCTGTAGTAATTTACGAATATCACCATAACGTTTCTTGAAGGTTTTCTCTTCTGCTGTTAATCCTTCATCTGTTCCTGTATCACCTTCTTCAGACTCTTGGGATTCCACAACTCGTACTTCTTTTTGTTCCTCACTACCCTCATCCGAAACTTGGGAGTTCTCAGTACTTTCGCTATCGGGTTCTTGATCATCTTCTTCTTCATTTGCGTTACCCTTTAGCAAGGCTTGTAATTCTCTTTCTTCTTTTTCTAATAGCTGCCTATTTCTTTCATGTGCATAACTATCTACATTAATTTTATCTTTTATTACTTTAACTTCAGGCATAGACATATTTTAGTTCCTTTCTTATATGGGGCCAGCTTTTGCCGGGTAGCCTTATTTCTTTTTACTCTTAGTCATCAGCCCACCTTTAGCATTTCCTGCTAATCTCTCTGATCTTTCATACTCAGACATATTGTCATACTGTTCTCTAGATACACCAGCAGACCTAGCTAAGTTATCCTTTTCTACATCATCTAGGTTTCTGCCTATGTTAGCACTATTAAAGGTTCTTGTAAAGGCATTGTCTACAACTGTCCTAGCTGAACCGTCTGCATTTGCATACCTGTAAGTAGTATCAGTCTGTGCGGTAGGAACTGCTTTAACGGAGCTTGCTTTATTTTTTAGTGTACCTAAAGCCTCATCAGCCTCATCTATACTAGCGTATCGCCTTGCACCAGCCCTAGATTCTGACAAGCCAATACCCTGCACACCAACCTTTCTATCTTTATCAAAACCTAGTAGGTCACCAAGCCAAGTGTCGCCAAAGTCTATATCACCATCATTATCATTATCTTTTAAGCCTTCATAGGTACTTCTGTATCCACCAAAAAGCTTTTGCCCTGAGTCGGGCTTACCATCTTTAGGTTCTTTATCAACATAGGAAAACTGAGATCTAGCTGTTTCAATTTGACTTCTTTGTTCCTCTGTAAGGTCAGGGTTCTTAAGTCTAGTACGTAACTCTTGATCTATATCTGCAAGCTTAGCACCAGACCCTAACCTAACTGCAAAGCCTAAGATTGGGTTTAAAGCCCCTGCTGCAATACCAACACTAGGCTTCCTTAACTTTTGTGTGAATTTTGCAGCAGACGTAAGTTCATCCAAAGACATAGCACTTAGTCTTTCTTTCGCAGACTTACCAGTACTTTCTGTTGGAGGTGCTAACGTTTGAGAACTATCTTTGCTCTCTCTTTCAACAGATGTAGTAGATTCAGTTGCGCTGGGTGTACCCTCTAATACATAGCCGGGAGGTATGTAATCCATAGGTTTTCCATCCACAAATCTAATATATAAAGTCAACCCCTGTTCATTTACATAAGTTTTAAATTCAGTACTACTACCCATAGAGTTTGCAAAAGGGTTTTGCATTCTTGTTACATCACCACCTTCATCGAAACCTTGTATATCTTCTGTTGTTTGTAATTCAGATACATCAAAGGGGAAATCATCTTCAGGTTCAATGACCTCCATGCCTATAGGTTCACCTCCTATGCGGCCTTCTTCATCCATCTTCTCTAGACCTGCTTTAGCTTTAGTGCGTAAGTCTTCAAAGAACTTGACGCCATAGTATCTTACTACATCAGCAGGTACTACATATTCACCTTCACTTAGACGGGCATCAATGTCATCACGTACTTCTTCTGGTAGAGAACCAGGCGGCACTTCATTTCCTGATACGGGGTCTACTACTTCGCCGCCTTCTGCATAACTACGGACAGACTTAAATATTACATCTGTTTGATTGTCTACTGTCATACCGCCCTCATTAAAACCAAAAGCTTTTGAATCACCCTTTGTTGCATTCTTTACAAGCACCAAGTGTCCTACCTGTACCACTTCCTCACCTGCTAGGATAGGCTGACCGTCTGCCCTATCGTAGAAGAAGCCACGCTTTGTGGGGTCATAACCTGCCTGTACCCATTCATCACTATCAAACACAGATGTTGCATAATCGTAGGCTTCATCATTACTTATGTTTTGATATTTACCTGTCATTACAGCAAAGGGTGCTTTAGGTCTACCCTGTGCAACACCTTTTGCTTTCTTTACTGCTGAACTGGTTTCATCAATAAAGGTTACATCTTTCATTACTACTGTAGGTTTATATACAGTTTTTAATTCTGGATGTGTAAGAGTAGGAACCCAAACATCATAGTCTGTATAAGCATCAATATCCAAACGTGCTGTGATAACATCTCCTTCAGGTATCTCAGCATTAAGACCAATAATAGGCTTATTACGTTTACCTGCGTTTAGGGCGCTAACAACTTCTTTATATGTTGCTGGCTTAGGTACATCTGTTACTTTACGAATAGGACGTATTTCATCGGCTCTTGCACGATAGTCGTCTACTGTTATGGGGCTGTCTGGATCATCAATCTTGTTAGCTAAATCTTGAAGTTCTTGGTTTCTACCCTTTAAAGCTTTACGGAAATCTTCTGATGTAGCGTTAGCTTTACGCCAAGAATCAATAGCCTCGTCTGTTAGACCTGCTGCTTCTACGCTAGGCTTTGTAGTATCAACAACGTCAGCTTTAGGATTTAACCTAATGTTACCACCCATAGTACCCAACGTATTTGGGTCAATCTCTACACGCTTAGCTGTATCAAGTGCCATCTTAGCACCTCTACGTATTCCGGCTGCAGCAGCATCACCTAATCCTGGTATTAACCCAACTAATGCAGCGCCACCCAGCGCACCTGCTAGTAAGTAATTAGGCTCATCTTTTTGTAGTTCATCATAAACTTCTTTAGCTGCCATAGCATCACCAATGATAGGTGTAGCAGAAGCAACAAAGGTGGCAGCATCTTCAAGCGTTATACCTTCTCTTTCTTTAGGTGCACGTCTACGTCTGCCTTCAGCATCAGTGAATGATTGGCGAGAGGTAAACAGATCTTGTGTTTGCGTATCTAACTTATCTGCCGCCATTGACTGACTCCCGTAGCATCTTTAGCTTCTTCAAAGTACTGATAGCACCTTGCGCTCTATATAGTTCAACAGGCTCATTAGCTCGCTCTATTGTTTTGTACTGTAAATACACTAAGTCATCTAAGTGCTTCAAGAACTCATCATATAGTTCTTTATTGTTTACTAATTGTTTAAGCGACATTACCTGTAAAACCTTGTTCACCTGGTGCAGGTGGAGTACCTACGCCTATCTGTGATCCCCCTCCACCTGTCATATCTTGTACTCCCTGTGGCCCTTGACCTTCAGGTGATGGTACTGCCTGACCTGCTTGAGGTTGTTGTTGAGCCATGAAGCCCTTTAAGATCTCAGCTTGTATTGCTGCGTCAGCCATAGAGTTAGTAACCTTGTCAGGGTCAAGCTCCATGCTCTTTGCAATCTCACGTATAATGTAATCCATCTTAGCAAAAGGTGCAAGTGTTGGATTTTGTGTTACTTGTAGGAATTGCATTAGGCGCTGGGATCTAACCTCATTAGCCATCAAGCTTTCTGTACCAGATGCATTAACCTCTAAGTCACCCTTAATGTCAGGGTCAAAGTCAAACTGCATGTTAAATGCAAAGAAAGCCTTACCCATAGGTCTTAACAAGTAATCATCTACATTCTTAACAACATTTCTAATGCTGCCGTTAGCTGCAGACATAAGCATACTAATCCCAGAAGCAGTCCTTCCCACTCCTGAAACCCCTGTCTGTCCGTGTGCAAAAGATGGGAAGCCTGTGCTTTCATCTGCTAGTACCCTCGCTTTATCAAATAGCTGCATGTTCTCACCTGCAACATTGGGAAACTTAGTGCCAAAGATGCTTTGACCTGGTGCACCGCCTTGTCTACGGAAAACCTTACCTGGATACACAGAAAGGTCTTGACCTGGAACCATGTTAGTTTCATCTACCTCAATGATAAGGTTACCCGAAAGTGCAGCGTTATCAATAGCCATACGCATAAAGCCATTCATTAGGGTTTGAGTATCATCCATGTTCTCTGCAATACCCACACCAAAGAATGAATAAGGGTTGTGTTCGTATGGTACACTATAGTAAGGTATGTTGGCTGGCTTGAATGGGTTAAGTACAAACCGCATTACTTCTCCATTACAGACCCAAATGTTACAACTAATCTCATCTAAGTCTTTTAACTCTTTTGGAATATCTACGCCATTCTCTTCTAGTATCTCTGTATCTACGTATCCCCAGAACTCCAACACTTCCCAGCGCTCAGTGATAGGCTGTGTGTCGTTATCCTCCATTGCCATTTCCCAATACTTCTGATCATAGTCTGGGCCTTTGTCAATAGCTTTCTCTACGGCATCATCCATAAAGTAAGGGCGGCTCTTCAGAGAACGCAACTCAGTGCGAGACATTCTGTGACGCTCTACTACATACTCTGCATCATCCATGCTCTTTGCTTCTGGGTCAGGGTAAAAGTCCCAAACAGAAACATGGCTAGTGCTAGGTACAGTTTTAACTAAAGGGTCATACTCACCCTGATCATTCCATCTGGGATACTCTTTGTCAAAAGCAAATGGCCCCTTCATTACACCAGTACCTAGAAGTGCCATCTCAAATGCCATACTTCTCAGGTGTATGTTAGCGTTTGACTCTAGTAGCTGATCATGTATTTTCTTTTCCATCTTCTTAGCTGCAACTACTGCAGGATGGAAAGTAATGGTAGTAGGTGTCGTACCTTCACCCTCTACTATTTTATCTGATACCGCTGCAAGTTTAGTCTTGACAGGTCCAAGTCTACTTCTTAAGTCTGCTAAAGTTTCACCTGGTTTTAAATCTGTGTCTGGCCCTAAAACAAAAGGCTCTGATGGTTTGTCTTCCATCAAGCCCCTTAGTGCATCCCCTGCCTGTTCAGCATTAGGATCTATATTAATGTGCACAGCTTCTGATACACCATCGGGTAGTACAGAAGGATTTACTGTCAGAGGAAACTTATTGTTACCAAACAGGACATCAACAATTTGTCCATATGCAGCTAGAGTTTTAGTCTTAGTGACCTTTACAAATACACGAGACTTTTCTGTATCTGTGAATTTTACTTCAGGTCCATATATACCACGGTAGTTTCTATAAGCTCTAAGCCAACGCTGTTCATCTTCTAGCCTAGAGTCTTCTGCCCTTTTGTAGCGTGAATGAACAAAGGATACTACACTTGAGGCATCCTCAAGGATCTCATCATCTTGATCCTCCGCTGCTACCACTTCATCTGTCTCGAATGAAAGATCGTCTATTTCTGCCATACTCAGTATCCAAATCTTGCATCACTAGCTTGAAAGCCAGTACGTGCTGTTGCTGGGTTGTAGTCCCATAGTGAACTGCGAGGTCTAGTCATTACGCCGTATCTAAGAGCGTCATACAGGTGGTCCTCTGCATTTGTATCTACATCCTCTGGATTTCTTTTATCTAAAGGTATAGACGGTAGTTGAGATATTATGTTTGTACAAGTATTAAAGAACACAAGTCTAGGTTCATTTGTAAATTCATCTACCTGTAGTCTTCTATGTAATTCGTTTTTACCTGCTACCCTAGACCCTCTTGATCTATCTGAGGGACGCCACCTACAACCCTTAGCTATCATTTGTTCAGCTAGTGAGGGTCCAGTGTCACCACGCTTGTGCCATAGAGAGCTATCCAAAACGCCGTATCTTATTGTACCATCTTCTGCTTCAATGTCAAGTATCATATCAGCTAAATCTGTAGCTGTAACCTTAGAGCAGTACATTTCTCTATATACTACAAGTTGCTCTGTTGGTGTTACCGCTAACCAGACTACACCTGTATAACTACCGTAGCCATAGTCACACGCTCTAAACTTTGTCCAGCTTGCAGGTATCTTGAATGGTTCTACTACGTGTATAGATCTGTCCCACTCAGGAAACGCTGCACCCTCATTAACATCCCAATTACCTTCTAGTAACTGCTTACGTTGATGCTCTGGTAGTGACAGAAGCATAGCTTCATAGTCACCTGTTTCAGATAAGTAAGGGTTGTCAAACAAACTAGCAGGTATAAACCTACGTTTAAATAAAGGTGAACCTGCTCTACTGTGACCTGCAGGGTACTTAATAGTTTCACCTGTTTCTATATTAGTAGCCCAAAAGGGTTGACCATGAGGCGCTGGGTCTACAAACATCTTCTTAACCCATGAATGCCCATTTCCACCAGGGTTAGTTGTAGCTCTCATGTACAAACCTAAGTCATTAGAAAAGGCAGACCTTAAGCGGCTTCTCATATAATCCCATGCATAAGGTGTAGGCCATTGAGTAAGTTCATCGAATCCAATCCAATTAAATGCCTGACCTTGGTAGCGAGTAACGTCCATGTCTTTGTCAAGATATGACATCCATAGTCTACCCCCTCTAGGAGAGATCCATTGAGACTTACGTTCTGACCATTTAATACCCGGTACTGCACGAGGGTATAACTCCTGTGACTTCTGTATAAGCTCCCTTAGTTCTTCTGTAGTGTGACGTACAAGCAACCCACTAAAGTTAGGATCGTTTAAACCATGTAACGGATCAGCAAGCATTGCATATGACTTGCCACCACCTGCTGCCCCACCGTATAACACTTCTCTTTCTGATGCACTTAAGAAGTGTGTCTGGGGTCCAGGGTTAGGTTTAAATACAACGTTCTGTGCTTCTTCTACGTCATACGATTCAGCTACTACTTGTGCTGGAACTACCTCAGCTTCAACTTTCGGTGTAGGCTCCGATACGGTTTTCTTCAAGCTCCTTGATTTGCGCGAGCGTTTCTTCGAGGCGCTTGGCAAGCTTGCGTTTAATTGTAGCTGCTTTCTTACGTTTGTACTCAATGTCTACTCTCTTTTTTAAACCCATGTGACTTATATACCTTCCTGTCTGTTTTGTCAACCAAATAGCGACATCACGGTAAGTATATTGTTTTAAGTGTCTCTTCGCTATCTCTAGCGCCTCTAACTCTTCAGGTATTGGTAAGAGTAGTCTGTCATTTTCTGGGTCAACATAATAGCCAAAGGGTACATGTATCTTAGATGCCCTAGCTACTGGATGCCATTCTTTTTCTTTTCCTTTAGGTGGTTTTGGTAATTCCCAATAACCTAAGTCCCTATCCTTATTCATTCTTTCCTTCTTTAGCTGGTAAATAGAAGACACCACCTCCTGTAGTAACGTCCACTCTCTCTACTTTACCAAGCCCAGCACGATCAAGTAAATCTTTCGCTGCTGTCATTTTATCACGTATGCCTAACTCTGTCGGGTCATAAAGAGCACCAACCATAGCCATAGCAGCTTTAGGTGCGGTACGGGCAAAATAACTACGTGTCTTATCGGTAATCTCATCCTTGAGGGATTCCACAATAAATGTGGTAGAGGTAGTGTCACTGTAGCCAGCCAATTTTTTAGCTTGACAAGCATCTCCACCAGCCTCATCAAAAAGTACCTCCAAGAATTTCTGTTGTTTTTCTGTTAGCGTCTTTGCCATATTATCTAGTCCCTAACCATACAAACCCAAACAGTGCACCTACACATAGCACAAAGATTACAAACCCAGCGCCCCACTCTATGATCTTCTGTTTTATTTCCATCTGTCTGTGTTCGTGCTCACGCTTTTGTTTTCTGAGGTCTGCTTCTATTGCCAATATCTCTTGCCACTTTGATGGGCCATACATAACAGATATGTAGTCTTTTAGCTCCTGCCTCATCTGAGCAGCCTTCTGCTTGGCTGCAAAGATTTCCATAGCTTGAGCTTGTACTCCACCCCCTAAAGCTTTGTACCATGCGGGTTTCTGGTTCTGCTTCTCAGCAAAATCCAGATCCGCTATGGCACCAGCCCACTTAGAAAGCTGACCACCCATATCCTGCAAATCTTTTCCGACAGCAATACCTTTCTTAAGGTACGTAAATGCCGTAGTCGCTGCAGAAATTGCAGTGATAGGGTCAATCATTTATGTTGTCTCCGTTAGTCCTCGTTATATACAGCACTGTAGATCTGTGACCTATGTATGCCTATATCGTAGAGATCCTTGTCTGACAGATTCTGTAGCTGCCAGTATGCGACTCTTCTCGCTTGAGCCTTCTCAATTTTACGTAGGATATTCTTAAACATTGCACTACCTCCTTATGCTGTTGTGCTTATGGAGATAGTTATAACACACTTAGTTATACCATACTATTGTTAATAATGCAACCCCGTTATGCTACCTATTAGGATTATAATGCTCTTCTACAGAAATAGTGACGCCTATAGTACCACCACCATTAAAGCAAGTTATCTTGTCACCAGAGTGTAAAAACAATCTGTCAGACGTAATCATGTTATACACATCGTTACCACTAATAGCTTTATTATCTACAATAGTATAGTAGGCACTATCTTCTGCGTGATACCACTGAATAGAAACAGTATCTGTAGCTGCGGCCCCATTACTTATATGCAAAAAAGTAACTACAGCATCAAAGTTATTAGGACAAGTGTACAAAACATCACTACTTGCCCCACCAGTAGTAGCTGTAACTGCAATACTTTCAGTTGCGGTATTAAAAGGGAGAGAACTCATTTCATATTCTTAGATTTAGGTGTTCTCTTTTGTGCAGGAGGGTTAGATGCACCACAAGCTAAACCACCACTTGCATATCCCATCTTCTTCTTAGCCATACCACCACCCATGTAGCCCATCTTCTTCTTAGCCATACCACCACCCATGTAGCCCATCTTCTTAGCTACCTCTGGTGCTTCTTTCTTTAGGGCTTTCATACCTTTGTTCATCATTTCTTTAGATCCTTCTTATGAAATAGCCGTTTGCTATTTTTTGTATGTTTTGCACCTGACATAAGGTTACCTTTAGCGTCCTTATGTGTAGCACCTTTATATTCTTTACCATTCTTGAAGTAATGTTTTACCCCTGCAGCCATTACTATTCTCCTATGCTACCACAAAGTCTACTATCTGTCCCTGCGGCACTTTGTTCATGTTGTGTGGATGATAAGCATA